CCTGATTCATATCATCCGTGCTTATAGCATCTTCGGTGACAAGGCAAAAGCAATCCAAGTGTGTGTCAACCGTTTTGACGACGAAACCAAGCAAGCATTCCTTGAACTCTATGACAAGGTGGATGTTGACTTCCAACTTCCTACCGAAGAAGTTGACCCTCCCAACACTTTCTGATATAATTGGGGCAGGTAAAAAAGTGCCTTTTCTTATTATGGACGATTATCCCTATTCCATCAATGATGGTATGACCCCGTGGGGTCACAGTGACTACGAATTCTTGATTCAAAACAAAATGAGCGAAGAAATTATTAAACAATCACCTAGTACTCCCTGGAAGTACAATGAAGAAGAAATTGTGAAAGAACTTCTTGAGTACATCCGTGGAACTTACAGCCAGCACTATTCTGCTGGTGATCAGAAAATCCAGACTTTGGATCTGATCGAAGCATGTGGCGATGGGGAGGCATTCTGTCGCAGTAATATTCTCAAATATGCTTCCCGTTATGACAAGAAAGGAAGTGCCCGCCGTGATATTATGAAGATTCTTCACTATGCAGTCCTCCTCATGAATTTTAACGACAAAAACGCCGTCCGCGAAACCTACAACCAATGAAGATTCAAGAAAAGACCATGAAACTTTCTGACAACACTCTGACTATCCTCAAGAATTTCGCGGGCATCAACAACTCTATTCTTGTGAAGGAAGGCACCAAACTCCGCACCATTTCTGTTGCCAAGAATATTCTGGCAGAAGCAGACATCACTGAAGAGTTTCCCCGAGACTTTGCCATCTATGACCTCAACCAGTTTCTGAATGGTCTGAGTCTCCACAGTGACCCTGACCTTGATTTTAAAGAAGATTCTTATCTGAGTATCAAAGAAGGTAAGCGTCGTGTGAAGTATTTCTTCGCTGACCCCAATGTCATCATCGCTCCTCCTGAGAAGGAAATTAATCTGCCTTCTCAAGATGTTTGCTTCCAACTGGATAGTGCCTCTTTGGAGAAACTGGTGAAGGCAGCAGCAGTGTATCAACTGCCCGATTTATCTGCCGTTGGTGAAGCAGGTGTCATCAAACTGGTGGTCCGTGATAAGAAGAATGATACTTCTAACGAGTATGCCATCGTTGTTGGTGAGACTGACCAAGAGTTTACTTTCAACTTCAAGGTAGAAAACATCAAGATTATTCCTGGTGCCTATGATGTTGTGGTTTCCTCTAAACTGCTTTCTCAGTTTACCAACACCAAATACAACCTTACTTACTATATCGCACTGGAACCTGATTCCACCTTCGGTTGATGAGACACATTCTCTTTACCCTCAAGGGTTGTCCATTTGGACTTTTAGATGATGAGGCACACATTCGCAATGTTCTTGTGAATGCTGCCACTCTTTCAGAAAGCACTCTCCTTGGGGTCCAGTCCCACAAGTTTGATCCTCAAGGAGTCACTGCTGTTGCTCTGCTTGCTGAGTCCCACATCAGTATTCACACTTGGCCAGAGAATGGTATGGCAGTCTGTGATGTATTTACATGCGGAAACCACACTAATCCTAGGTCTGGTGCGACCTACATGTATGAGGCACTTGGTGCCACTGACCTTGTTTCTAATGAATTTGTGAGACCTTTAGAATGACTGACTGGAAAAAAGTTTATAGTGAATTGCCACCAGAAGAACTAGACAAGATTGCTATTCTTCGTGTGATGGAATGTACTAATGGTGTTATTCAACACTCTTTTAGGGACAATGAGGAATATGCATTGTCTGTTGAAGAAACCAGGAAAGCAATGAAGTTTTCCATGGGTTGTATGAAACGAATGGAAATTCCTCTGAAAGAAGAGACCATTACTTTCGCACCAGAAACTGAGGAACTTATGCGTCAAGCACGAGACCTTTATGTGAGTGGTGTCAAGATGGGTAATGATGAAGACTTTGAAGAGTTTATGAAGGTTTCTGCCGCTACTGCCCAAGCATGTGGTATTGATCGAATTATTGCTGGCGCAAGAATTCTCAAAGAAAATGTTGACGATATCCCCCCTGAGACGCTATCATGGGGTGTAGCATATCTCATGCAGTTTTTTCGATGAACATCTTTGTCACAGATCCATATCCTGCTGAAAGCGCCATCTGTCTCCCTGATAAACACATTGTCAAGATGCCGCTTGAGTGCTGCCAAATGCTTAGCATTGTTGCTTCTCCCTGGTATCACGATTATGGAATTCTTCCCAAGCAAGACGGCACTGCCTACAAGACAGAAAAAGGAGCATTCCGAAATCACCCATGTACGAAATGGGCGGCGGAGACGGTGGATAATGCCTACTGGCTCATCAAGTGGGGACTAAACTTGTGTCAAGAGTACAGTTTGCGCTATAATAAAACACATTCCTGTGAAGGGACACTTACTCATGCATACTATCTTTTTCCTAAGGGTAGATTGGATGAAGTAACTCCTTTTGCACGAGCAATGCCTGAGGAATACAAGTTTGATACTAGTATTTCCACCTTTGACGCATACAAGATGTATATCGCATCCAAACCTTGGGTGAAAGACAACTATCTTCGTATGCCCCAACGCAAACCAGAATGGGTGTAAATAATGGAAATTGGTAGTCATCCAGTTTGTAATTTATGTGGAGGTAAGGGGTGTGAAAAGTGCCATAGTGGATGGGAATGCATCGGACAAGGTTGTAACAAATGTGCTATGGGTTGGCAACTAGGTAAAAACTTTAAAAAACAAAGTTCTAATAATGAAACTAATTGATAAGAAGGACTCTCGGTATTTTACCGAAACGTCCAAAGAACCATACATCCGCCACCGTTATAAGTTGGTGGATGCTCATGGTGATTTTGTAATTTTTGACAACTGGGAAGAAACCCAGATGGTGTGGTGGAATACTCCATCGCAGTTTTTGTCCCACATTGAGGTTCTTGATAATGAGTGATTTTATTTGGGTGGAGAAATACCGCCCTAAAACAATTGAAGATTGTATTCTCCCAGAAGCAACTAAAAAAACCTTTCAGGAGTTTCTAAATAAGGGAGAAATTCCTAACATGTTGCTTGCTGGTCCTCCTGGTATCGGTAAAACAACTGTTGCCAAAGCACTGTGTAATGAACTGGGAGTAGATGTTTATGTCATCAATGGATCCGACGAGGGTAGATTCCTTGATACTGTCAGAAACAATGCGAAAAACTTCGCTTCGACCGTATCACTTACGTCAGATGCTAAACACAAAGTCATCATCATTGATGAGGCAGATAACACGTCCAACGACGTACAACTCCTCCTACGGGCGTTTATTGAGGAGTTTGCTGGTAACTGCCGATTCATCTTTACCTGCAACTACAAAAATAAAATCCTTGAACCCCTCCACAGTCGATGTGCCGTCGTTGACTTCTCCATCAAAGGAAAAGAGCGTCAGGAGATTGCCGCGCAATTCTTCAAACGTCTCCAAGAAATCCTGGGTGCAGAAGGTGTTGAATATGATAACAAGGTCCTGGTAGAACTTGTTAATAAGCACTTTCCCGATTGGCGTCGTGTCTTGAATGAATGTCAGCGTTACTCTGTCAGTGGGAAGATTGACTCTGGTATTCTTGCTACGTTCTCTGATGTTGCCGTAAATGAACTCGTCAAAAATCTCAAGGAAAAGAACTTCCCCGAAGTTCGGAAGTGGGTGGTATCTAACATGGATAATGATACTACTGTACTTATGCGGCGTATTTACGATGCTTGTTATAGCGCCCTTGAAAACAATAGCGTTCCTGCTGCTGTGCTTGTGCTTGCTAAGTATCAGTATCAGTCGGCATTCGTAGCAGACCAGGAAATCAATATGCTTGCTTGTCTAACTGAAATTATGGTGGAGTGTAACTTCAAATGAAAAACAAACAACATCAAGTAAAGTCCAGAATGTATTATTACTTCTGGGGAGTCTGCACGGTGGCAGTAGTATTCGGTCAACTCTATGTGGGTGCTGGATATCGCATCATGGCAGAGAGTGTAAATAATCTAACTTATAGTCTTGTGGAGGAACTTAGTGGGCCTACTCAATATTGATAAAACTAAACTGGTTGAACCAAGAGTGAAGACCACACCTGAGAATGTGCAGGAAGCAAATGAAGCATTGTTTCGTGCTAAAATGACTCTACCTGCTGCCGCAAAACATTGTGGTATGACCGAGAAGGAAATGAAACTAACCTTCTGGGAATTTTTGAAGTATCATCCTAAAGATTATGAAGTCCCTGAAAACACCCCTTAGATATCCTGGCGGCAAGTCCCGTGCTTGCACCAAGATGGACCAATACTTCCCCGATATGAGGGAGTATGATGAGTTCCGTGAACCATTCCTTGGTGGTGGTAGTGTTGCTATTCATATTACTAAGAAGTATCCAGACACAAAAATCTGGGTCAATGACTTATATGAACCTCTGGTCAACTTCTGGCAGCAACTCCAGATGTTTGGTCGTGAGATGAGAGATGAACTGCTGCAACTAAAATATCGCCACATTGAACCAACCAGTGCCAAAAACTTATTCCTTGACGCCAAGAAGTATCTTGCAAGACCTCTGGACGACTCTGAAAGTTTCCACCGTGCTGTTTCCTTCTATATTGTTAATAAGTGCTCTTTCTCAGGTCTTACTGAGTCCAGCTCCTTCTCTGCCCAAGCAAGTGAATCAAATTTCTCCATCAGAGGTATTGATAAACTGCCAGGTTATTCAGAAATAATCAAGAAATGGCGTATAACTAATTACTCCTATGATTACCTACTGGGTGCTGAAGGTAATGCTTTTGTATATCTTGATCCTCCTTATGACATTAAGGATAACCTCTATGGGCGTAAAGGGTCAATGCACAAAGGATTTGATCACGATAGGTTTGCTGCTGACTGCTCTGCTTGTAGTCTTGATCAGTTGATTAGTTATAACTCTGACCAACTTGTTAGAGACCGATTTACTGATCCTAAATGGAACGCTGCCGAGTTTGACCTTACCTACACAATGCGTTCTGTGGGTGAATATATGCGAGAGCAAAAGAAACGCAAAGAACTACTACTTTTTAATTATGGAATTGAAGGACTGGTTAAACTCGATCAATCAGACCAAGAAGAATCTGATTGACGAAGACCCTTCACTTGAGAAGGAATATCCTCCCTATATCATCAACCGTTGTTTCTCTGGACACCTTGATGCTGTAATGTTTGCGAATGAACTAAACCAGTATCATTTTCTCCCCAAAAAGTTGCAATATGATTTTTATCTAAATAGTCTGAGGAAAAAGAAGAGATTTTCTCCCTGGCTCCGACAAGATAAAATCAAAGACCTTGATTATGTCAAACGTTATTATGGTTATAGTAATGAGAAGGCAAAACAAGCTTTGAGGATTCTTACAGAAGAACAACTTACTTTTATTAAATCGAAATTTGATACTGGAGGAAAAAAATGAGTGTGGTTCAAGAACCCGAAGTGAAGTGGTCGCCCGAACAAATGGTTGAAGTGGTTCTCAATGAACCCGATGACTTTTTGAAAGTGCGTGAAACTCTGACCCGTATCGGAGTTGCTTCAAGAAAAGAAAAGAAGATTTACCAGTCCTGCCATATTCTCCACAAGCAAGGAAGGTATTATCTGGTTCACTTTAAGGAATTGTTTGCCCTTGACGGTAAGCACGCAAACCTGACGGTGAATGATGTCCAACGACGCAATCGTATCGCTCAGTTGCTTGCTGACTGGGGTCTAATTGGTATTGTTGATGTCACTAAGATTCAGGATATTGCTCCTCTGAATCAAATCAAGGTCCTTGCATATAAAGATAAGCAAGACTGGATTCTGGAAACCAAGTATAATATTGGGTCCAAGAAGAAACGAGTAGAAGAAACCGAATAATTTTGTAGGGGGTTCCACACCCCCTTTTTTATGCTTTCTTGTATAATTAGTAGTGGATGCCGTAAGGGTCCACACAACACAAACTCGCTTTTATAAGGAGCTACAATAATGAACAACCTCGCAAGGTATACTGCTGCGGATCTTCCTGCCCTGATGGATAGGATTACGAGAAACAGTATTGGAATGGACGAATACTTTGATCGTCTGTTTAATCTTCATGAAACGACAAAAAACTATCCACCTTATAACCTGATTCAAATAAATAATGTGGAATCTCATTTGGAAATTGCATTAGCAGGGTTTAAGAAAGGAGAGGTTAATGTATACACGGAGTATGGAAAACTTTTTGTCGAAGGACAAAAGGAAGACACAGAATCGGAGAGAACGTTTATCCACAAGGGATTGGCTAGCAGAAGTTTTCAACGAGCGTGGACTTTATCCGACGACACAGAAGTTAGGGACGTTGTATTCGAAGACGGACTTCTACGGATCATACTTGGGAAAATAGTCCCAGAGCATCATTCTCGTAAAGACTATCTTTAAATCAATACAATTGAGTAGAAATCAGTAGCAACAATTACAGACTTTTGTATCACTATGATACATAATGACTATATAATTTAGACCTATGGAGGAGACGATGCACTTTACCACCGCCGCCTTAGCATTTGGCACAGTAATGACTCTTTTC